GTAGCAATGACTTCAAAGACAGTTGCAGTCGGTTCAATCATCTTTCCCTCAGCATCCAGTAATTCCAAACGCTCGCCAGGTAGAACGCCGAGCTGTTTTGAAAAATGAGGATCGGAACGTTTTGTATGAATAAGAAGTTCATTCACTCCTAGACTTGGTTGGAACAGTCCTGTATCGGCTTCTATCGGGAAATCAACGACAGTCTGAGTACTATTCACTGGACGTAACCGTATTAGAGCACCATCGCGATAGATAATAATACCAGTAGTCGTTTTGTACAAATCACTATGGATTGTAACAAAATCTCCTAATTCGGGCACGAGGTCTTCTTCATTTGCCATTCTACTTGTGGTTGGGTAACGTTTTCATTGCCGATGCTCAACTCACAGGGTTGGGTGCGCGCTCTGTGCGTCATAGTATTGATTATTTTGGTTGAGAAACCTTCGGTTTCTTAAAAAAGTAAATAAAATGCTCCAAAGTCTAAAAAATTGAAACAATGCTTGGCGTCAAGAAGACGTTGCCGCCATCTAAAGTTCTTTCCATAACTCTTTTCAAAATGTCTTCCATCTTTTCCGAGCTTCTTTCTGTGTACAAGACGTGGCCTGCTCTTTCGTCGTATCTCACTAGCGTTGAGGGTGGTGCTCTTCGTATCGATGACAATTCTACGTCTGAGAAGCCGTTTGCTCTCATTCGCTACGTGAAGGGCAAGAGCGATATGACAAAGCCCCATGTTCGAGCGTTCCGCTCCGTTGTCTGGGACACTCTTGAGCATCGCCCTGTATCTGTTACTCCGTTCAAGAGTGAGGATGGCGAAAGTCTGCCTCATCACGGCCATCCTAGTGAGTACATCTTTGAGCACTTTGTTGACGGTGTCATGATTGGTATGTGGTTTGACAAGTACAACAATGTCTGGCAGTACCACACACGCTCGACGATTGGCGCCAACTGCCGCTACTATAGCCAGACACGTAGCTTCCGCACCATGTTTGAGTATGCAGCACGTGCGCTCAATTGGGATGCTCTTGACAAGGATGCTTGCTACACGTGGATGCTCCAGGACCCCGAAAACCGCATTGTGGTGCCAGTGAAGCAGCCGACTGTCATCTGTGTTCAGAAGGCAAAGGTGCAGACAAACTCCATCGATGTGTCCTTTCTGCCACTTGAGCCCACGATGAACCCTGCTGGTTCGCTTGGTACTACACTCAAGACCTGGGACGATGTTCGCATTCGTGTCGCCGACTGGAATACCCGGTTCAAGTACGGTGTTCAGGGTATTCATATCAAGGATGCAACAGGCCGCCGCTGGAAGCTGCGTACGGAGGAGTACAATCGTGTTCGTGCGCTCCGTGGCAACTCAGCACGTCTTGACTTTCTTTGGCTCTCGGCTTGGCGTACCAATTCGCTGCCGGCCTACCTCGCTTTCTATCCTGAGGAGCGTGCGGCATCCATGGTCACAGTTGAAAAGTGGAAGCAGGTCACGAATGCTGTCTTCCACATGTACGTTGATGTCTTCAAGGCTCGTAGCATGTCCAAGGCTGCTATTCCGCCGAAGTACCGTCCGCTCATTTATGGTATCCACAATAAGTACATGACCGAGCTCAAGCCGGCAGGCAAGTCTGTGGACTGGCGTGCGGTTCTGGAGTACATGAACTCAAGGGATATTCCGCAGATGCTGTTTGTGATTAACTGGGACCTGCGTCAGGCACAGCAGCAGGCGGGTATTCCTCAGCTTCCGTTCGAGCCTCCGGCAACTGCAGGTACGAATGTGTCTCCAGTGGATCCTGAGATGCCGCCGCTCGAAGAGATGCCTCCCGTCTCTGCCTAAGCAAATATTGTTGAAGCGCGTTCTAAAAATTTTTAAAACCATAAACTTATTTATTTTTTACATTGGCTTTAATAGAATGCAACCCCGTAACGAACCGCCTGAGCCAAATGCAGGAGCTCCAGTGGCGCCAGTGGTAATACAAGATGAACCATTATCACGCGGCCGAAATTACCAACCGCCTGCAGCAGCTATGGCAGATCGTCTTCATGCAGGAGAAAATATAAGCGATGATCAGCTAACACCTGATTTACTACAGATTAAGAAAATTAGAAAATATTTAAAAGAAAATCCTATTGATTCTGCGTTTTGGCGTTGGCCCGAGGCGTACAGAGGATTAACTGATGATGAAGCTTATGATAAGATGGCTTCAGATCCTTATTGGATGAGGACTATAACAGGGTCTGACACTCCATTAAGTATTTATTCGACGGCCAGTAACTTTGTAGGCTCTCGTACTCATACAACTCCATCAAACTATTCTTCTTCACCTAAATCGCGTGAAGGAATTAGCGATGAAGAAGCTCAAGCAAGAAAAAATGCTATTATGGAACAAGAAAAAGAAGACTGGAAACCGTCAAGATGGACACCTAGTGGACTTATGGAAAACAGAAGGCCTTATTATATATCCAAAGCCGATAGAAACAGAAAAGGCTTACCTGAGTTTAAGAAGGCAAAAAGATGGAGTTCATCGACACGCAGTTTTCTTACTCCTACAGAATTAAATGAACTGTTAGATGGCAAATCAGAGGACGAACGCTATTTTCAATTAGCAAAACGTAGTATCCCTCACGAAGAAATAGTAGAACTTCTTTCATACGGTCCACCACCGCCTTTTAAGCGAGCCACCTACTTCAAAATGATTGGACTTGGTGGAATGCGTAAAGTCTCTCGCAAGAACCGTAGGAACACCCGTAAACGCCGCAACACCCGTCGCAACTAGACGTGCGTTTGACTTTCAAACTCTATACATGTAAACATACCAGAAGTATGTGTGGAATTTGGGCAATTTTAGGTAAACTTGCCCAAACTCAAGATGTGAAGAAACATCTCAAAGCTCTTGAAGCACGAGGCCCCGAATACACTGCTTGTGTGGAAGTCTCAAGTATAGAATCGTGTGAAGGCTCTCTTCCAGGAATGATGGGTAGCACGTTAAATCAAATGCTCCTAGGATTTACTCGGTTAGCGATAAATGGCCTTACTCCGGCCGGTCATCAGCCATTTCAGACGAAAATAACGTATACAGTGTGTAACGGCGAAATTTATAACTATTTAGAACTCGCCAAACGCTGGAATATGAACCTGGAAGAAGGCACTAGCGACTGTGCTGTTTTACCCTTTCTAATGCAGCGTTTGCAAATAAAGGATGTCTGCCGTACTTTGGACGGCGTCTTCGCATTTGTTCATGTAGATGTTAAGAACCATAAGGTCGTCGTTGCGAAGGACCCCTATGGTGTTAGACCGCTTTTTCAAGCCGAATATACCGATGGTAGCATGGCTTGGAGTTCAGAACTTAAGGGTCTTCCTCCAGGATATACAACAGTTGCTCATTTTCCTCCTGGGACCTATCGTGTATACGATTTGAATTCAGGGCGTTTACTTGAAGCCTATCGTTACCATACGGTTCCGCATGTAAAACTTGCGACCTTTCAAACTCTTAACACAGCCCAGCAGGCTTTACGGGACGCTCTGCTTTCAGCCGTAAGAAAACGTCTTCTCTCAGATCGCCCTATTGGTGCTCTTCTAAGTGGTGGTGTGGATAGCAGTCTGATCGCTGCTATTGCCGCAAGGGAACTCGCAAAGAAAGGTAAGCAGCTCCATACATTTAGTATCGGCATGCCTGGGTCGACAGACTTAGCATTTGCGGCCAAGGTCGCCTTGCATATCAATAGCATTCATCATGAAGTCGTTGTCTCTCCTGAAACATTTCTTGATGCTATACCCCAAGTGATTTATGATGCTGAGACGTATGATATTACATCGGTTCGTGCCAGTGTGGGCAATTGGCTCATTGGAAAGTACATTAAGGAAAACACGGATATTAAGGTTGTCTTTAATGGTGATGGAAGCGATGAAATTGGTGGCGGCTATCTCTATTTTTACAATGCGCCTAGCAATGAGGAGTTCGAGGCGGAGTGTGAACGTCTCTTAAAAGAACTCCATATTTTTGATGTTCTTAGGTCCGACCGTAGCGTCGCTGCGCATGGCCTTGAAGCACGCACGCCGTTCTTGGATAAGAACGTCGTAGCAACCTGGCGGGCCATTCCTACAGGATTTCGTAGACCCGTCCATGGTGAAACCGACAGAATGGAAAAGCAAATTCTACGTGATGCATTTCGTGAGGATAATTATCTACCCTTCGAGGTTCTGTACAGAAAGAAGGAGGCATTTAGCGATGGTGTTAGTAGCCGAGAAGATAGTTGGTACAAACGCTGTGCCGAGTATGCTAAGAAGGAAGGCCTAGGTATCAGTGAAATCAAAACCATGACACAACTTTGGCACAATCCGCCGAAAACAGAGGAAGCCTTTTGGTATCGCCGTATTTTCGAGCAGCATTTTCCATGGCTAGCGGCAAAGACTATTCCGCATATGTGGATGCCACGATGGGTTCAAGGTGCGACTGACCCTAGTGCGAGGACACTCACGAGTTTGTATTGACTTAGACAAACAATCCCATAAAGTAAGATGTCGTCAACACCTGCTACAAGTTTAACTCTTGTAACAAGTGGCTTACAGGACGCCCGGTTACAACCGCCCCGTGGTAATCCTGATATACACCAGTTCATTAATGTTATACGAAAAACCACCCGCTGGGCCGCACAATGGAATCGCGTAGACTTCGATGGTGCGCCTGCTTTCGGCCAACGTGTCAGTATGACCTTGCCACGTATCGGCGAACTCATCTCAGGATTTACTCTTGTAGTGACTATGCCGGATATTTATACAACACAGGCTGCTGCTAAGCTAGCTGCTGGACAAAACTTCCTTGGTCCCACGTACGGCTGGACAAACAGTCTAGGACATTCCTTGATACAATTAATCGAGCTCGAAATCGGTGGTGTAATTGTGGAGCAATTCGACTCCGTACTTTTAGAAGTATTAGATGAATTGTATGAAACAGTGGAAGCTACGGTCACAAAAAACGCAATGATCAAACGAGCGGCTACAGGATTTGGCCCAAGTACGTTTCAAGGAACGGCTACCACGCCAGTCACGGTCTATGTGCCTATACCGTTCTGGTGGAGCCGACCTGGCGTATATAGTCACGCCTTACCTATTCAAGCCTTAACGGCAGATATCGTGCGTATTCACGTAACCTTCCGTCCTGTTGCACAGCTTTTCTACACGGACGCACGTGTTAATCAAAATACAGTAGGATTTAGAAAAACCGTTGATATTTCTGGCGCAATGTGGAACCTTGAGGGCGGTAGATTCTGGCAAGCACAGCCTCTAGCGACCACCAAGGTCTACACAATGAATGCTACTATGCCTCAAACAGGCGTCAAAGGAGAACTCATACCAAATATCACGTTTCCTAACAAACTCTTTCTACAAGATGCTTATGCACTCATCGAATACATCAGTCTTGAAGAAGCAGAAGCCATTCCCTTCCGTACAGCTGAGCTCACCTATCAAGTTGAGCAACATTTACAAGTACCAGTCGTAAATACGTTGGGAACTCAGGTAGTCCGTGTAAATCTTCCCTATGCCAATCCGGTGAAGGAACTTCTGTGGGTTGCTCAGCGACCTGAAGCAGCGGCGTATAATGCTACATTCTTGTTTACTAGAGACCTTGCAGCCTACACTACGACCAATCCGTGCCTTATACCTTGGTGGCCTGATGCACAACCGGTTCCCTCTCAGACAACGAACTGGCAGGTTGTACCGGCATTTCAACAATCATATTCTGAGCCTATTCATGGAGCTTCGCTTCTCTATAATAATATTGACCGGTTCGTACATGATGGTGCAAGCTATTTTCGTGGACTTGTGCCAGCACTCAGCTATGTTAAAGCCCCAGTCTACAATCGCTACGTGTATGCCTACAATTTCGGTCAAAAAGAGGAGCGATTATTGTATGAAGTTAAGGGAGCTGCGAACTGGGATAAAATCCAGAGAAAGGAGCTCTATGTTACAATGAATAGGGGTGTTAATCTAACTGCACCACCGAATATGAACCTAATGGTGTATATCACTGTTTGGAATGTTTTTAAGGTGTTTGGTGGACGTGGTGGTATGTTGTTTACAAACTAACGGGTAACAAGCAGCTTTTCAGCGGCAGACAACTTCCTATACATACGGTATGCAGTTTTGAAGGCAGCACGAGTTTCACCTGTCTTATCAGTTGGATCTGCCTTATGCTTAGCATGGGCGAACGCAAAGTACCGATTTACATTCTCTACATTCGAACGAGGCTGGAAGTTCATTGGCGGACAGTTGTTTTCATTGGCGAAGTCGGCATGCTTCCCTGAAGCAATACAACAGTCAGCGCCAATAATGTACGTAATAGGGTAACCATTAATACGAGTGTGTAGGTCATACACAATCGTATTAGAAAGAGAGGAAGAGCACCAATCGCAATTCATTTTGGAAGGAAGAAAGGAAGGAACCCCAACGTCTACTTATACAGATTACTATTGTTCAATTTTTTTACCATGATAATACAATATTACCGTATGTAACTGATGTATTTCCTCCTTTTGTATTCACAACTGTTCCAGTTAAATTTGCTACATAGGAGGATCCGCCACCGCCACCACCAGCCAATTCAAAAGAACCCTCTCCGCCACCACCTCCGCCGTACCATCCACCGCCACCACCTCCACCCAATCCTGGGCCAAAACCGCCAACATATCCGCTAGCAGTTCCACCAGATTGGCTGCTCCCTATGCCTCCTTGTCCTTCAGTAGTTTGTGTTCCACCTGTTGCATTGCCTGATCCTGATGTATCTGCACCAGAGTCTCCTACCAAGCCGCCACCATTACCACCATTGGCGCCTGCTTTTTGCGAGTCGCCACCACCACTACCACCGCCTCCAGCAGTGACTATATCTACAGAAGACCTCTGTATTGCTGATCGTCCACCACCATTGCCGCCGCCACCGCTACCGCCGCCATCATTAACAATAATGCCAAGAGTTTCATTTGCAGTTACTGCTAGTGTCCCAGAAACAAATCCGCCATATCCTCCTGCAGAGAATGGTGTTGAATCACCCCAAGATCCTCTTAATACTACATCTAGTGATGTAATACCTGTAGGAACCGTAAATGTTCCTGACGCTGTAAATGTTTGCGTTCCAAGAGCGCCGGCACCCGTCCAAGCAGATTTATTCAAAAAAGCGCCCATATTGATGGGTGGCGCCGTTGGTCCATACGAACCGTCGAAGAACCTTATCGCTGAATAAGATTGTAAATGATACCCACGTGCTCCACCGCCGTATCCTGAAAAAATAGTAGATAGGCAAGATATCGTTAGGTTAATTGTAGACGTAACTGGTGGAGGGACACCACTATACCACGATAAGGTAACAGAGCCATTACCGCCAGTACCAGCACCAGAACCAGTGTCACCGGCACCGCCAGCACCACCACCACCAAGAGTATTTGTAATTATGGTAAACCCTGCATTATTGGAGGAAGAAGATCCGCCGCCGCCTCCTTCGCCACCACCTCCACCGTAATAACCTCCGCCACCACCAGCAATAAAACTACTTGCGCCAGTAAATGTGCCACCAGTAAGTGTGCTACCAGCACCTCCATAAGAACCACCTCCTGATCCCCCACTACCTGTCCCTACACCAGTTGTTATACCACCACCACCACTTGTTCCTGCTCCACCACTTCCTCCAGTTGCGGAACCACCAGCACCACCAGCGCCTCCAGAACCTGGACTACCTCCAGCTCCACCTCCACC